GAATTTGCCTTTGAACTTTTCTACAGTGGATTGTGCCAAATACTTATTGACTCCCGATATCACACTATTCCTAATTTCTTCTGGATTTTGTGTTGTAATAGATGTGTTGTAAAAAATATTTGACGTTGCTTCAATATAAAGAATTGAAGGATCAACAATTTCCGGTATTACTGAAGCAATCATGTATTTCTTCAGTTTGTCTACAATATTCTTTTTTGTAGTTGAAGATAAGAAACTCGCTGACTCCGGTTTGATAACAATTTTTACTTTCCCATACTCTGGAGGATCATCCTCTTCACCACCAAAGGTAATGATGTCTGAAATAGCAGGGTATATCTGTCTTATAGCAGAAGCATAGTCATTAGATGTTACAGCACGATCTTGTGTGCTAAAATATTTTGGAGCATTATATTTAATTTTTGAAATTGTTTCAATATTAGCACCACCATTTGCTGTTACCGTTAATGATGAATCAACAGCAATATTATATACAAAACCAATATTACTAAACTTATCAGTTACAACACCATTAAATGTAAAACTTTTTGCTCCATTTGTTGTTGGACCATTAGTAACTAAGTACGAAACTTCAATTTTGCTGCCATTCTCAAGTTTCTTACCTAAAACACCGTCACCAAAAAACAATTCATAACGCTCATCTTCTACTTCATCTAGGAAAAACGCTTTGGATTGTGAATTGACATCAAGAATGTTCTCGGCATAGTCATAAGTGTCGTAGAACGTTGATTGGATACTCTCATACACTTTGACCCTCACAGTGCTCGTATCAACGCCTGGGTTCTGTATAATGAACCTCTGGGAAGGTAATGAGGTATTAACTACAAACGTACTAGTAATTAACGTTCCTTCGTAGATCGGAACGTTATCAAAATAAGCAACACCACCTGAAACTGTTGCTGTCTGGTCTTCAATTGTTACATATGAATAAAGAGTATCATTAAATACCGTTGTGAATCCTGTGCCCTGTTGTAATACAGCAACTTCCGGTGCTGTCTGTGGATATGATGCTGTAAAGGTCACCTGTGCTTCTGGAGCAACCTTTGACTTTGGTCTATACCCTAACTGCTTGGCAAGAGCAATTACGTTATCTCTAAGCGTTGCTGAGTCTAGGAACAACTCATTCACCACCATGTTGGTGTTGAATGCTGTGTAATAAGTATTGTAAGCAAGTGTGTCCAATAGAACACTCATCGCTGATCCTTCAAAATCATACGACGAGAAATCAGACTGAGCTCTTAGATATTCTTTAAGAGCAGTCTTGATTTCTTGGAAGTCTAAATTCGATACCTGTACGTATGATGCCATGGTTACCTAGCACTCTCTAAGAAAAATTCGATGTTTGTTTGTAAATCACTTCTACCACGAATTACATACTCTAGACCAATGTCATAACCATTATCGTCAAAATTGATATCAACATTTAATTGAATAATATCAATTCTACCCTCATATGTTGAAATAGTATCAGTAATTTCATCACGAATTAGTGATGCTGTACCAAAATCTAGTGGTTCAAATAATAAATCACTTAAACCTGTCCCTAATCCTGAATTAAACAGTCTTTCTCCCTTTTTGGTTAATAAAAGACTCTTAATTGACTGTTTAATATCTGCATTGTCTTTCACAACTTGTAAATCCTCAGTTATAGGATGAGGTTTAAAGTTGAGGTTGAAATCCTTGAATGTTTGAAATTCAGGCATGAAGACAGGTTTATTGACTATTTATCTTACTTACCAACAAAACCATCTGCCCATTCTGCTTGGTTGTCAAACTCTTTTTTAGTTTTAGCAACTTTCTTCATCCATTTGTCACTCGCTTGCTGAGTGATGAGTGTCATTCCAGATTCTACGAATTCTTTGCTCTTGTCTGTTGGGGAATTTGCCATTGATAATCCTTTGATACATTTCTTGGTGCCAGTAGTCATAATAATCGGTCTTATGTAACTTCTCACGTGCCTCTAGTAATTTATCATTTCTTTGACACATGATGAGGTTATGTTTACCAAAATTACTTTGAATACCCATAATATGTGTTGGTTCGTCTTTATGATCATCCAGAAACACATAATCTGGATGCTTCATATTAAGTTCAGCAACTTTGTTTAACATAGAAGCTAACGTTACATCATCTTCTACAATAAAGATAATAATGTCCTCTGTCGAGCCTTCTATCAGAGTCACACGGTTCAGAGCACGTTCCTCTATACATACAGACGCTGAAAAAGCGTAAGGACATATGGCATGACCGCCGAGTTCCTCACGCTTCTTAGAGACATGCTCAATCCATTGCCTTACTTCACTTACCTTGTCCACGATACATTTTCTTCTTATTGTTTCTGCTCGTAGCAGCATACTTCGTGTGCTTCCCATATCCCTGTCGGGTTTTCTTGGGTTTAGCTTCGATAGTTTTCTGACCGTTCAGTCCGACTTTTGATCTTGCCATAATGATCCTTGAATTACCTCTGTATTATACCATATTCATGATGAACTGCCAATTAAAACAGTTGCTGGTCCGTAGGGTCCAACTAATGGTCTGTTAGTACCCAACAATTGTGCCTGATCACCTACCACTGCTGGTAACTGACCATTGAAAAATACAGTAGTATTGTTACTAACTACGATACTTCTAATACCTGGAGTACATGGTCCTGTACCAATTGGTACTCCCTCTACCGTAGAAGGCACTGAGGCACTTGTATAGTACTTTGCTTGTACTCCGCCCACCGTAATGTTCGGAGAGACGACTGGAGCACCTCCTAGCGGTGTAGCAGGATATGTACAGTTTCCTACTACTGTAGTCGTATCTACAGTCTCAGGTACGATCAGTTGTGCCATCCTCTAACCTCCTTAAACGTTCCTCTACTGTATTCAAATAATCAGTCACTAACATATATTCCCCACCAGGAGGCTTATACATCAACTTCATCTTGCTCAGATAGGTATTCAGTTCTTCCATCGAATGAAACTTTCTCTGCTCTGGTTGATCCGTCATCTAATACTGTCTCAATGTTTACATCACCAGGCTCTTTCAGTCCTTGGTAATATTCGGTTGCTACATTCTCCATATTATCACAAAATTCATCAAATTGATCAAACATTGTTTCCTGTAATACGCCGTTAGGCGTCCTGTAAGTTACTTTGTGTTTCATGACTCGACTTTTGAAGCGGTTTTTTACCTGGGAAATTTTTTATTTTCGAGGTATTCTAAAATCTCGGTTTCCCTTCGTAATATTTATCTCGCTTGGGTAACACTTTGTAGGTTAGGGTAGTGTTCGGTTTTTCGCTAAGGGGCTAGGGCGCTTCAGGGGATTAGGGGGCATACAGTCCCCCTGCCCCTCTAGTGCATCTGTGCTAGACTGTCACCCGTTGCCCATCACAACAGCGTAGGCACTGGGGGATGAGATCGCTTCTCTGTTCACCCACTGCTGTGATCCTCTCTTGGTTTTAAATCCTACACGCTGACAGATCAGTTCTCCCTTACGTGGGCGACGTGGGCGAACGGTCTTCATGGTGAAACCTGCTGCTAGGAGTTCTGCTTTGGTGGCGGTGGCGTAGTTCATTTGGTGAAGATGACGATCTTGTGAGCAGGAAGGAAACGATTCAGGAGGCGAGCGCCTGCCTTAGCAATCATGACTCGCTTGGGTGGCGATGCCTTGGGTGTGGTCTGAATGTTCATGCTGTGTGGTGTGGTCTTGTATATTGTACCATGTAAGGGGGCGACCCCTTAGAGTTCAGCGAGCATCTCATCCATCTCATCGGTGTCTACCTTGTCAGACAACCATGCCACGCCGTCGCCTGTGATGTACTCACCGAACTCATCGATGAATCGCTTCGCCCATCGACGATACCCTAGATTCTGGTTTGCTTTGGCGTGGTGATAGATCATCTCATCGTTGCTGATCCATAGGGCGACGTTCCATGTCTCGTATGAATACCAACCATTGTAGGTCTCAGGAGCGTCGATGATCTTGGTGAGCATGTGTTCTGTGTTGTGTTCTCTTGTATTGTAGTCGGTAGAGGGGCGCTGCCTATGCCAGCAATGCCAGTTCCTGCTCTGTCACGCTGCTGATGTTCTCGTCTTCGTAGACACGAACCCATGGGATGGGTTGCCCTGTGGTGAGACGCCAGATCATCTGGTCTCCCTCTTGCTCCTGCTGACGGATAGCAGCGATACGGTAAGCACCAGCAATGGTGGGAGTATAGTCAGCACCCCACTCATCAAAGGTGCCGAAGGATGTGGGTTGAACAGCGAACATGTGTTTGTTTGTTTCTTTGAATAGTCTACAGGGTCAGGGTGGCAACTAGGGGTTGCCTGTGTCACTTATCCGATTGTCCCACCCATCATCATGCTGTATTGTGAAACCTCGCGAACCTCCATGAGCACGTAATCAAACTCAGTCTCAAGTTCTGCCTTGTAGGCATCTGCCGTTGATTGGCAATCAAAGAGACGAAGGGATCGGAATGCCTCTCCCTCGTAATCA